GCTAAAGGCTGATGTTAGAGTACCCTGAATCTCAGTAACTGCGTCTGCAATTACCTGATTCGACTTAGATACCTCATCTTCTTCAGGTGCAGTCTCTGACTTCATTTCGTCCTCAGGCTTCATTTCTTCGTCCTCGTCCATGTCATCAGACTTCTTCTCTTCGTCCATAGATTTCTCTTTGTCCTCAGAATAAGACTTCTCTACTGCATCTTCTGTTGGGGCATCTGCCTCTGGAGCGACCTGTGAATCTTCTACTACCTCGTCAGACTTCTCAACGACGTCTTCTGTGATTGTTGTTTCATCCATAGGATTTACCTCCTTGTTAATCTCAATTGTATTAATGCCTTTAGCACTATCAACCAAGAACTTTATCATATCTGTTTTTTCGTTATCGTTTTTCTCAACGAAACCTATATTTTGCATCGGGATATTCGATGTAGGGCTTACCTCAGAATCATTTTCTGACAACATGACTATGCCAGATTCTGCATCCCAAAAAACGTTTTCAATTGGGGTGTCTAAGCTTTCGCCCTTAATCATATCTACTCCGTCAACTTTTTCGACAGACAAAACATTCGCAAACTGATTTGCAGGATTATCTACCAGAGACAATTCTACCAGATCATAGTCTTTAATGATGCGAATTTTAGAATCCATTTTTTCATCATAACCGTCGTCCCACTTGTTCATTCTGCCACCAATAGAAAAGCCCGACAGAGTTCCATCTAGAACTTTCTCCCAAGTATTCTGTGCACCCTTTGAGATGTATGTTGAAACATATACTCCAGAATAAAACTTCTTAGCCTCTGGGTCAAAGTACTTATCTTCTTTAAATGAGATCATCTTTCCAACTGCTGTTGGCTGATGCATTTCTCTGATGTTACCACGAAATTTAGCAAATGCCTTTAGGCTTGCATCAGTGGTGACTATGTCAGCTTGCTTGTCTACGTTGTCAAGCGTGGCAAATCCTGAGACAACACGTCTCTCCTTGTCCACTTTACTGAACGGCATTGATAGGCGAACGTTGTCACCCTCTGTGTCCCAATGGGCCTTTTGTATAGTCATGTTATCTCAATTATACTATCTTTTTGCGAAAAAGTTATAAAAATGTGATTATTCTGAAGATCTTCCTTCTCCAGCTGGATTTCTTCCAGCGACAGTAGCTGTACTGTCTGAGGAGTTGTTTGACCTTTCTGTATCTCTTTGCCTGTTTTGTGCGGTGTTTGCTCTGGCATCTGTTGCCTGCCTTGTAGACATTTCAAAGGGCTCATCTCCGTCTGGCCTCTGTGGCAAGCCAAGTTTTTCACGTGCCTCATTAGGAACCATGATTTGAGTCTTTACATAACGTTCTAGGATTTGAGACTGAGCAATCTCGTCTGTAAGGGTTAGCTCGTTAAATTTAAACTCTAAAATATCTGTTTTTTCTTTAACGATTTTGCTAAGAATTTTTTCTAGGTTTGCCTGTGCTGGTCTAGCCACCTGCTCTTTAAATGTACGATCTTGAGCAAGAGCTGCCGCTATCTGAGAAGAGTCTCCTCCACCAATTTTAGATAGTGGAACTTGATGAGCAACAAGAATGTCGTCACGGTTTCTAATGCGATACTCGTTGAACGATGCCTCCTGAACCCCAGCCTCAATTGGCTCCATCTTAAACTCTACCTTGTTGTTATCTGTGTCGGCTGGCAGAGGGATATATAGAGTTCTGTGGGACTGCCCCTTAAGACTTGTCTGAAGGAATCTAAACATTTTATCCTCTGCATCAGAAGACAGCTTTGCACCCTTTAGAGTTACGATGTATCTTGGGACACCCTTGTTTCCAAAATAGTCAATGTTGTATTGGGAGGCTAGCTGGTCTCCGTGCAAAGAAGAGATAGCAGACATAATGTCTGGTACTCCATAAAAAGTATTTAAAGGTGAGTACTCCTTGTAGTGAATAATCTCATTAGGTCTTGGATCTCCAGTAATTGGGTTTGGATTCTTTGCTCCAAAATTTCTAAAGTAAACAACCTTTTGTCCAATGATCTGAACATATCCGTCACGCAATCTGCGTACACGCATAGTTGTGGCTGGAATGTGTCCGATGTAGCCAATCTCTCCAGCAACAGTTCTTCCGATTTCTAGATACCCATTTCCAGTAGCCTGAACATCTGTATAAAATTTTGTCATTACATTGGTAAACGAGTCATCGCTGTTTAGGCCTTCTAGCCATTCACGAAGCTCCACCTTAGCTCTCTCAATACGCTTTCTTGCCTTTTCAACTGCAGAGCTATTGTCAGACGATTCAAGCTGCATCAAAGTTCTTTTCGAAACATGGAAGTCATAGCCAAGGCCAACAATGTTTTCTACCTTGGCATCAATTGCGGCATGGTTAGCAAATGAGGTGTCGTAATAGTTTGCAAGCTCGTATAGGTTCCATGGTGGCGTAATTACATCGAACATTCCGTAGCCATTGTGGAATACAGTTCCTGGATTAATCTCTTTAGAACCTGCACCATTAACTCCAGTGCTATTGGACAATGCACTGTCTTGGTAACCCTGTCTAGATGTGTCTATCCCAGTAAACTGCAGGCTGTCATATGACTTGGCAATCCTGTCAGAACGTCTCTTAAAATTTTTCTCTAGACCAGAAAGCCCCTTTAGGTCTTCCCACTTTTTAGCAAATGGGTCTTGCTTCTTAAACACGTTCTCTTCTTGCTCTGGCTCTGGAGCAAAAATCTGAATTGGGTATTGATATTCATCTGACATTGTTACTCATCTCCATAAAGTTCTAAGGTCTTTTTGGCTGCCATTACAGCACCAATATCGTTTAGCGATGGGATAAGTCCCTGCTTCATTCGGTCGATCTGCTCGCTGTACTCTTCGTCGCTAATCCTTGCGGTGCCTGGGAAAAACACTGGAGAACCATCTGGCTCACCATGGTAGGCTGCTGCCTGTTTTAGTTTTGCAATCTGATTTTCGTCACCCTTATTAGCTGGTACGTTTAATATATTGCCATTTCCATCAGTAAACCACTTACCATTAGACTTTTTCCAAACATATACTCCCCAGGAGTATCCAGTTTGTTCTACGAGAGTTACCTTAGCTTTACCAATAGCTTCTGCAAATTTGTCTTCCATAACCACCAGTATACCATACTATACAGCAGTTATGACCCGATTTTGCCAAGTTACACCCTGATAGTTATTGTATTCATAATTTGTAATACGCAAAGGCCTATCATCATCAATAATAATCTTATTTGTTCCAGTATAGGTCTTATATATGTCAGATGGGTTAACTCCAAAATATGTTGACGAGGAGAAAACCAGAACACCGTTCCATGTATAGTCTTCGTTCCAAAAATCCCAGTCATAGGTGTCTGGATTGTCGTATTTAGCTGTAAACCAAGATCTAAGCGTCTGTCTCTGTATCTCCTGAAGATTTGTAGACTGATACTGAGAGACGTTATTTATTAGTACTGGACCAGTTACCCTAAAGCCACCAACATATGAGTCAAAGTCCAAAATCCTTGGGAAAGATATTCCAAGTACCCCCCAGTCACTTAGCGTAATTACTGGCTCTCTAACAATCTTACCATTCCAATAAAAGGCAATTCCATTTTCAAACCTTCCAGTTTTTGCGTTAATTCCATAAATTCTAGCTCTTTGGCCAGAACTATCATTTGCAACAATAAAGAACTTTATGTATGTGTCTTTGCTTTCTATTTCAAATATCTGTTCTGGGGTTGTGGAAAACCTTTCCTGGCCATACCGAATAAAAGCCTGCAATGCAATAACCCTATAGTTTTGTGCCAAGTTTTGATTAATTGGGATTGACAAACCACGATTTGCCAGAGCGTCATAGTCTCCTACTTTTTGAATTCCGCTATCCTGAGTTAGATATAGGTATGGAGTGCTTCCTTTATAGATTCTAAATGGATTCCTTGACTTGTAGTCAAAATAAGATCCGTACTTTAAGTATGGGAAGATGTCAGCCCCAAACCTGGTTCCGACTGGGTTTGAAGTTCTTTCATTAAATGCTTGTGATGCATACTGCAATTTTTTAACAACTAAAGGATTGTTTAACGAATCTGGAATTGCCCACTCTAAATGAGTAACTATAGAAACATCAGATACCCTAATGCCTTTGGGTGGATAGATTATGGTTCCATTTACCACCTCATATTTAGTCGTAAGCCATTCTGAGCCTGGAGAAACTACCCCATTTTCAGGAACTGGGACTTTTGAAAAATAAGAATCTTTAGCTGATGGTTGGCTTTTCAGATACTGAAAAGAAACGTATGACCTTACGAAGTTTCGTTCAGTGTTTCTGGTCTTTCCAGAAAAGCTTTGAATTGCTGGATAGTCAATATTAAACTGAATAAAGTCTAAGTCATAATACTTTTTATTAAAGGCATCTGAAACATATTGGGCAAAGTATGTTAGTGGCAAATAGTCTTCCCAGTATCCGTCAACAGAGATGGTCATTTGCATAGAGTTGTTCGACATTTTTGGCACTAAGGTATAGCTTGCCTTAAACTCTTTTATAAAATCAATGCTTATTAAAGAGTAAGCATCTGGGGCTGGGCCTTCCAGAACTTCTTCATAATCTGGGTCATTCTCAAAAAGCTCGTCACCCGCATCATATGCGATTTCTTCTGGGTACTGTTCAAAAAAGTCTTCGTAGTCGTAATAGGTCATTAGACCATTAGAATCAAAAAGCTCTGATATTTTATCTAAGTTATACTTAGAACAAAAACTAAAACTGTTTATTTTTCCAAAGAAAGTGCTGCTAAAGCTTTTATCTCCACCAATAAATAGGGATAGTCTATTCTTGTTGCTAAAAAATGCTGACGTAAGGTCTCCAAAGCTTGCAGAGAATTTGTCAAGGCTTATTCCAGCAACAACATGTCTATTCTCTAAAACAGTTGGCCGAGAGTATATTTGTGTCGTTTGACCATCAATGAATAGCCTATATGCCAACGTGTCATCTTCTATGGATACTTCTAAGAAGTTTGAGTTAGTATTATCTTGTATTTTAAAAAGTATTTGCTTTTCTTCTTGCAGTTCCAAAACCTCAAATACTCCAAAGATAGCTTTTAGATCTTGTTTCAAAATGTTTAAATTTTCAAATGCTATGTAAGCATTTTTTTCTAAAAAGCTAAAATATTCTGGGTGTTCTGGAAGATCAATCCCGACTGGAGTGCTATCGATATAATCTTGACCCAACTCTGCTGCCCACTCAGTAGTCGTTGTTCCGTCTTCAAAGACAACATTGGGGAGAGAATATTCTGGGACCGATAAAGAATCTTCCTCTACGTTTAAATTTTCAACAATTGCCTGTCCCCATCTTCCAATATCTGGATAAGAGTAGTTGCTGGTGTAATCAGCAAAGGCATAGTCAACTAGAACAGAGGTTCCTCCATAGGCACTGTTTGCATTTTCTGGAAACTCTACAGCTTGACCATACGCAAATCGTCTTTTAGCCACAATAGCTGGAACAAGGTATGGGTATATTGCAACACAGTCGACATCTAGGAATCCAGAAATTGGAGCATAGAATCCAAGCCAGTCATTATTTTTCTCTACTCCACCAAGCAAGACTGTCTGTTCTGCTAGACTAACAGTTTCTGTTGAATAGGAAATTGATATAGCCTGTTCTCCATTAATCAGCAAGGATGCGGTGTTTTCTGAAACCTTAAAGTCTAGGAGCATAGGCCTTCCCCATTCTCCGACTGGATGGGCACCAGTCACTCCGCCCACTGAGATTACGATAAATGGGCCAGAGGCATAGATTCCATCTGTCGAGCCAATAGGACCAAATATTTTACTAGGCACTACATCGTTATAGTCAATTCTTGCCCACATCTCTGCAGTATATTCTCTATATCTTCCAGCTTCGTTTAAGAATCCTTGTCCAGGAATAATTAGAGATGGACGAAGAACACCGTTATCGAGATTATTAATAACTCTTGTAACATTTGATGATCCATATACCATCGGTACCCCAGAATTTTTAGCAAGCATTTTATTGTTATTTATAAAGTAGTAGCCATCTAAATCTTGCAAACCATAAGACTTTGCCTCTATGGCTGAATAAGAGAATGGAACATCTACTGGCAAAGCTTGTCCAAAAACTCCAGGTGATGTAGCCAAGAACTCTTCTGACCATTGTGCAAAAGTTATTCCATTAACATAAAATTGATACTCATTAGGATCTCCACCGTTATTAACATGGTTAATCCTTATTACTATTTTTATAGGATTTGTGGTTTGTGGAATAATAAAAGTTTCTGAAATTAGGCTCCATCTGTTGCTAATTTGAGAGTCAAATTTTCTGAGAACAGGATTAGCCAGTCCATCATGAGTGTACCCAATTTCATAAGAAAGCACAAATGGGTTTGCAGCGAATAAGTAGGCACTAATAGAGAAAGTTTCTAGACCAGCATTCATTAAAGCTGGGCTAATGATTCCAGAGCTGGTTAATGTTATTTGATTCGTTTGCTCTAACCCAATTACAGCTTTTACGGTAGTGGTTGAAGTAGTTGGTAATGGCTCATTCAGTATGGATAGGTTTTGTTCTTTTGTACCGTTGGAAATTGTCCAAGCGTTAGAGTCTGGAGAAGACCTGTAAACATCTCTTTTTGCATTCGATATTAAAGATACGTAGTCAGCTTGATCGTCTAACGCCCACATCGCAATGGGATGTTCGCTAAAAATCTTTTCTGCATATAGGTTAGACGGATTTGCCATATTTTCTCCAGATATAGTCTATCATAATTAAGGATTAAAGGTATTGCTACTTATAATCCAAGACGATGTGTCCGAGTCATAGACATAAACCAAAGCTTCTGTCCAAGTAGACGTTCCTGAGTTATATACGTGAACCACTCCTTCTTTCCACTGAGAAATTGTTGTGTCATATATTTGTAAAACTCCTTTAGCCCCCAGGACCACCAGCTTTAGTGTTGTTGTTGCAGTTCCTCCAACACCAGTAGCGGTCAGTTCAAGGTTATAAGTCCCCCTGCTATTTCTACTTGGCGTTCCAGAAATAATTCCAGTAGCAGAATTTAGAGAAAGCCCAGACGGCAAAGATCCAGACGTAATAGAGTAGCTAGTAGTATTGCTAGCTGACAAGGTTATGCTCTTTGACTCTAGCTCTATCGCATTATCACTAGATGGCGGAGATCCAGAAGTCCATACTGGGGCTGGAGTAAACGATGGGAAGAACGGTGGGAAGAACGGTGGGAAGAACGGTGGGAAAAATGGTGGGAAGAACGGTGGGAAAAATGGTGGTGGAGCGACAACAGTAAAGCTAAAAGATACGCTTGCAGATCCTACTACTCCAACAGCACTCCAGCTTGCACTAGCAGTATAGGTTCCAGGAGAAAGAGCCTGAAATCCTGATACACTTCTTGGAAAAAATGGACTGGCAACGTTTCCAGAACCAAAATCATAACTTCGGTTTGAAGCATTTACTAAAGAAATATTTCCAGGGTTAATAGTAGCAGACCATGCTGCACCAGAAGATCCAAATCCTGAAAAGTTAGCATTATTATCAAGAATAGAAACTGACCAGTCTGCACCAGACCCGTCAGTCCTTCCGTTGACCTCTAAAGTTAATCTGGCACGGCCATTGGAGTCATTGGTTGCTGAGGATGCTGATGGCATTTACGTCACCGACTTTCAAGAATAAAACTGTAGAACAACATGGGTTAAATCTTTATCCAGATGTCGCCGTTTACCATTCCTATTGTTGGAGTAGCTGTTTGTACAAATAAAGCACGACCAGCATATTTTGTAGAATTAGATGCAGTTCCACTAAAGGCAGTTGCTGTAACGGTTCCAGTAAAAGTTGGATTAGACTGGATAGAGACAACGTCTCCAGAGATTGATATCGGAGAGTTAAAAGTATAAACTCCTGCTGGTCCTTGTGGTCCTTGTGGACCCTGTGGCCCCACTCCTCCAGTTTGCGTCCAAGTAATATCATCTGTTCCAATAATTATTGATCCATCAGTTCCTGTGCCAACACTGTTCATAATGTATACCTTGTCTGCAAAAGTTCCACCAGTTACGACAACAAAGTCTCCAGTGTTTACCTCTTTTACATTTTGGTTATTATAGTCTGTTGATCTGGTAAACCTGTATTTTGCTGTTGAGGATCCAGCATTTGTAAGAGTATAAATTCCATTCTCAATTTCATTGGCTCTAGAAGTAAATAAAACTCTTTGATTTATTGTTGGAGTTACCCCAGCTATTTGTTCGATAGCACCGTTAGCGTTTGCTTCAATGTACGCACCAACACCCGTTCCTCCATCAGCTCCTATTGTTCCAGGAAAATAAGTGCTTACCCCCGTGCCAGCAGCGTCTGACAAAGTTGCTACGGATTGGTGGGCATTCGTTACTCCTGCTGGCCCCTGTGGTCCTGCTGGTCCTGTTGGGCCAATTAGGGACTGAACCCATTCAGCCTCTGTGCCCTCATAGCCGTGAACAACTGCTAGCTCATAGGCAGACTTACCGTCAAGGGACGCTAGGGAGTTCCATGGTGTTTGGCCGTTACCAACCTTAATAATGTTTTTGTCGTAGGCAAACCCAATCTCTCCTACACCCAAAACGGTATTAGCAGTAATCCATTGGCTTTCAGTACCACGTCTTTGAAGCATTCTATATAGGGTCATATGTCTATTTTACCACAAGATTATTGGTTTTGTTGGTTTATTCATGATACAATTAACTAAGGAGATTTTTATGTCAGTTCAGATCATAGACAATTTTATTTCAGATGATGATGCTGGGACGATTATTCGTGACCTATCCCCGCATTTAGTGCCCAGTGACAGATTCGGTATGGCTGAAACTCGCTTTGAGGATTATATGGGTATCTTAAAGGATATCTACGACGGCAAGCCAATTCTTGATGGCAAGATGTCTGGTCCTGGGCTTGCACTTTTTACGGACACAATAAATCGTGTCGGAAAAGAAATTAATAGATTTTACGATGTGGACGTTGTCCCTATAAACCCAATGATGGCATTAATTTCTAAAGGTGGAGAGAATCGTGGCCTTCACTGTGATGCTGTACAACTAGACGGAAGCCCTTGGGATGATGGAAATACCTTGCTTGAAAACCTAGAATTTTCTTCACTGGTTTATTTAAATAGCTGTGGTACTGACTATACTGGAGGAGAAATATCTTTTCCAAATCAAGATCTTGTAATTAGCCCAAAAGCTGGTCAGATGATATTCTTCAGGGGTGACATTGATCACCCACATGGAGTTGCAGAAGTAACCTCTGGCGAAAGATATGCCTTAATTTTATTTTATGGTAGGTCAGATAAGGTTAAAATATACTTGCAGTATAAATCTGGCGAGGAAATGGGCAGCGACCTACCTTATATACATTTACAAAAATAGTCACTTATGCTATAATATTCTGTAGAAACCCATCTATCGAATAGGAAAAATATAATGAGTAAAAACGAAGTAGTTGCACAAATGGTCGAGATTGCAGAAGACTTTAACTTATTAGCAATTGAAGGTTCTGGATTACCAGAAGACCAGATCAAAGAAATGATCGAGCAAGTTAGACCACAGCTTTACACAATTCAGGGAGAAATTTACGATTTTCTTCTTGCACAGGGTATCATCAAAGAAGAAGGCTAGTGAAGTTTCAGTATCGAGCTACACCAGATTTTGCTTTAGAGTTTTATAAAGAAAATGGACAAACTATATCTTTTGATGTAGAGCTGTTTAATGCTACTCTTAGTATTGAGGCTCCAGATGAAGATACCGCTGATAAAATTAGAATGACCATTACCGACATTCGAATGTGGGAAAAAACTTAAAGCTTTTTATTTCTAGAGAGTATCCCAACGCAAAAAGTCTCTGTATTCTCCAAGACCTATAATGTTTGGGTCTACCCACCAGTCTTCGTGAATAGATCTACGAACCAACGAATAGCCCAAAGAATCTAAAATCTCTCTTTGTGCATCTCTAATAGAGGCGTTTCTCCAATACATATTTGCATCATGCTCAAACGTTATAACAGTAAATCTGTAAGTGTTTAGTGGCACCGCTATAAGGCCTTGCAATGTCCAGTGACTGTTTCCTACTGGTCTGCCAGCAAAATCATACCCTGCATCAATATCCAGCTGAAGAAAGTCTATCTGCTTGGGAAAATTATTTTCTTCAAAATACTTGATGTAATCAAAAGATAGAGCATCCCCCATGCATGGGTTTTTTCTATTTAGGTTAAACTCTTCTCTCATTGACTCGACAATTTCAAAAGAAACGCCTTTCCAATCATACTCTTGCTCTAGCAAATATGTGTTATTGCCATTACTGTAGTGTGCAGCTCCTAGCTCAACATAGTACCCACCCTTTTTCTTTTTTAAGATGTCAAGGATAAAGGCCTCTTCGTTAGTCATTTCATGTGTCATTTAAATATCTCTTTCTTTAGTCTTGTTGGCTGCTCATCTGTCCCACGAACAAAGGCAGTCGAAAAGTATCTTGTTTCATCACTCAGTACTGGTGTTGATCCATGCATAACATGCCCACCATGGATATATAGTGAATTTTCCTTTGGCTTAACCTTAAGACCTATTTCTGGATACTCTAGCTCTCCTCCGTCATAGTTGTCATTATAGTATAAGCAAAGTCCGTATCCAATGTAATATGGCAAATCTGGATTCCACTGATCAGTATGTGCTTGAATAAAATCGCCCTTTTTGTATCTTTGCAAGAGCACTTTTCCTGGGTAATTAGAATAAGATTCAAACAGGTTTTTCATCTTATCGCTTATTCTATCAAATACTGTGTCAAACTGAAACTGTATATTTTTTCCATCCCAAAAATTTGCAAAATCCTTATCTTTAACTGTTTCTTCAGAAAACCAATCTTCTTCTTTAAGGCTATTGATTATCTTATAAACCTCATTAAGTTCTTCAGTAGTAAGGAAATTATTGATTTCATAAACGTCTTCATGTAATTTTGTAATTTTCATAATATCACATAAACTTACTATTAAAAATATTGCTAACTTCTAGGTGATTAACGTTAAAGTGTTTTGGCAAAGAGCCTACCCAGCGAATAGCTTCTGCCATATCTTCTGCGGTCAAAGAATATGGTTTGCTTTCTTCTTGAGTGTCTATGGTTCCTGGACAAATTTCTGTTACCTTAATTCCGTATTCTGGGAATTCCATTCTCATAGTATCTACTAATGCCATTTCGCCCCTCTTAGCATTGCTATAGTTTCCTCCACCACGAAAAGGAATCTTTCCAGACAGGGACGTTACAAAAATTATGGTAGGAGATTCTGATTTTTTAAGGGATGGCACAAAAAGCTGTGAAAGATACATTGGTCCAGAAACGTTTATCTCATATGCAGTTCTAAAATTGTCCATTGTTTCATTAATAATATTTGTTGGACTAGCTCCGCCACCTGCATTATTAACAAGAAGATCTATGGCTAAGTGGCCATATTTTTCAAAGAATAATTCAATTTCTCTTGGCTGGGTAATATCTAATCTATATGTCTCAATATTATCTGACTTTAGCTCTGAGACTTTAGATAAATTTCTTGATACAGCAATAACCTTGTACCCATTTTCAGATAATAGCTTTACTGTCGCATACCCAACGCCTTTGCTGGCACCAGTAACTATTGCTGTTTTCATAGGTCTAATAGCTCAATTTCTTTCTTATAGTATTCCTCAAACTCAACCCAAAAAGGTATATTGTGAATTACTTGAACACCTTCTCCGCTTCTGTTAGACTTACGCCTTTTTTCTTCTAATTCACGCCAAAGGTCTTCCCCGTATTTTTCTTGAAGCTTTAGCCAAAGAGGGTGACCAGGATATTCATATCTCCAATAGGTTCTAATTATGTATTTTTCTCCACTAGTTATTGCTTTTACTCCGTGGTAATGAGGTGGTCCAGATGGAAAAACCACAATGTCGCCTCTTTGTGGCTTGTAGACATAGTCTTCTTTTATGACTGATCTGTCATTTTCATCAAGGAATCTAAACATAACCTCTCCGCCATCATAGTTATCATTTAGATAAAAAACAGCAGTTACACCAAATTTTAAGTCTGGCTGATAGGCAAACTCTCTTTGATAGTCTGTGTGATGCATCATGGCGTAATCTGGATGATCTTCTAGGTTTGGAATATACTTAGCGATATTCCATCCATCCGAAACCCAGTTATCTAGCACAATATTATTAGACTCTACATAAAGCTTTGTGGTATAGTAGAACAAATCATCTATTTGAATTTCATTAGACAAGGCATCTATCTGATCTTGAGACATCTCATTCTGAATAAATCTGCTTCTTTTTGCTTCTTCCCAAGCTTTAGGGTCTGGGAATGTTTCAAAAGCTAGTATTGCAAGATTAGGACCTTCTGCTACTTTTCCAAAAGTAAACCAATCTTTCCACTCTTTATTTTTTTCAAAATACTCTACAAGATCTTCGCTATTCTTAATAGCATTTTTAAAGACCCAAACGCTCTCATTTATTTTTTGAATTTCAAAGTCATGCACTGCACGATCCTTTGTTCATATCCATATCATTGTGGATCCAGTGACTTGGCACCATATACTTAAATCCAGATTTTACTGTATGTGCGATGTGATAATAAGGAGCTGATGATGGGAATATGATAACACTTCCAGCACTTGGCTTTACCCCAAAATCTATTTGATTGTTTGCCAGGGCAACGTCATAGTCTAAGTCTGGGCTAACCACCTGGTTGTGATCTTCATAGTCTGACAACTTAAAAGAAATCTCTCCACCCTCAGGAACCTCGTTCAGGTACATAACTAGAGAATATCTTAGTGTTTTGTCTCCATCAAGCTGGTCATAGTGAGCACCCATAGAGGCTCCAGTGTCATACTTTTTAATATTGAATACTGGGAAAAGTCTTGGTTCGTCATGGTCTCCGATTGCTTTTGCATAATCCTTGCAAACATTATAAAAAGCTTGCATTATATTAATATATACGTATTCCATCTTGCTTCTGTATGGCTCTTCCATATTGTTAATCTGGTTAAGATCAAAAGCCTGGGTCTGTCCATAGATAAACTCTTTGTCGTCTGAAGCTGTCCACTTATCCCAAAGCTTGCCATCTTCTAGGGCATTCATTTCCGTTAACTCGGCAATGGTTTTCATTACTTCGTCAAAATTTTCGATGGCATCTTCATAATAATAGACCATCTCATTTAGTATACGCTTTTCCATATTAATACCTATTCCTCTCGTAATGACCAGCTTCTTTTATAAAGCCAACCAAAACATATCTAATTGGACCATCAGAAACAGTCTCTACTCCATGCTCGTATTTTTCATTGCCTGGGAAAATTAATAAAGTTTTTGGCTTAGGCCTTATTTGTAGATCCAAATTTTTAAAAACAAGCTCTCCGTCTTTGTAGTCATCATTAATGTACAAAATGGCAGCATATTTTATAGACGGATCCGTGTGCTGGTCTGTATGAGGCTTCAGCTCCACGCCAGGCTGCATTCTTTGGATAGTGGCAAAACCACTTAGAACCAACTCTGGATCTGCTTCCTTAACCAAAGAATTAAGTCTGTCGTGAAGAATACGGTATTCTGTGCTATCTCCAATATTTAGATTTTTGTCTACCCAGTTTTGTGTAATTTCAAATTTACCTTCGGCAACCAGGTTGTCAACGTCATCTCTTCCAAACTTTTCAATACAAAAATGCTTTAGGTTTGACATGTATTCGACTTCCCAGTCTTTCTGACTTGCTGCACCAATCTTATTCCAAATAAACTCTAGTTCATCGTCTGTTAAAAAATTGTCAACAGAGATTAGTTCGTCTGTGATGTTTTCAAAATTAAGGCCATTCTCTTTAAGAAGATCTTTTAGCTTTTCAATCATTTAAGCCATCCTCTAGCTTGTATGGATTACCGTCCATATCTAACTTATAACCGTCTTTAAGCAAGTCTTGCCACTCTTTACGCTCTACTTCTTGGGCTTCTCTAATTTTCTTCATTTCTTCTGCCCAAGCATCTCTTACTTCCTGAGGATAGGCATCTTCTGTACGGTCATCCCAGAAGGATCCGATAGTATATCTAACCCCAGACTCTATTAGAGTTACTTCATGCATATTATTAAACCCACCATCAAATGCCGCCAGCATTCCAACTTTTGGAGCTATTTCTAGATCTTGTTTTGGGAACTTTAAAATTCCTCCAGAGAAGTCATCATTTAAGTAAAGAAATGCTGCATAGCGACTTCTTGCAAATGGTCCAGAGTTGCCATGCTCATCTGTGTTGTCAGAGTGAACTCTTGCAAATGCTCCTGGCTCCCACTTTTGTGTGTGGTAGCCTATCTCAACTATTGTTTTTGGATCTAAGTCATGAACAGAAGCTACTGCCTCGATAATTTTAGCCTTTATTTGTGCAAAAATATCAGATGGTAGTCCAGCTTCTACTATTTCTGGGTCACCCTCTTTTGGAAGGGTAGAAGAGTATGACTCATAAAAAGAAATTGGCATCCAGGTAAGCGTACCATTAGAGGCAACCTTGTCTAAAACCTCTATAATCTTTGCAGACTCTTCTGGTGTTAGAAAGTTTTCATAAACTACAATGTCTTCTGTAATTCTATTCTTATTGTTTAAGTTTGTCATATTCTACTCTCCTATAAAAATTATACCATGATTTAGCTAGGCTCTTTGTGAGCCATAATAGTCCAAAAGAATGGAACTGTGTACCTTATGCCAGAAACTATCTCCGATACCCCATGAATATAGTTCATGTCTCCTGGGAAAAAGTATGCTGCCCCTCGCTTAGGCTTAAACTGAATTCCCTGCTTTGGAAAATACAATTCTCCGCCTTCGTAGTCATCGTTAATATAGAAAAGTCCAGCTATATCGTAATGCGGAAAATCATTTGGCTTTCCCGCATCAGGCCCTTCGTGTAGTTCTTTGTCCGCATGTGGCATTTGAAGCTGACCAGGAAGCCAACGCACCATAGCTGGACTTGTTGGCGATGCATCAACATTAAAGAATTTATCAACTTCAATCTTTAGCCTTTGAACCATTCCTTGAATGATTATCGGCACCTCTGGATCAACCTTTTCTATGGTTGGGTTCGTAGCAACACGATTAGCCCAGTAGCCTGAGTCATAAATTACTGTACCATTTTCGTTATAGTGAGTTTCTGTTACATCCCAGCTTTCGTTATTTCTAATAAAGTTATTTAGATACGAGAGCTCATAGTCCGTCATAAAGTTTTCTAGCGTAACAATATTGTCTGGAGAATCCCCAAAGAATCCAGACGGAGTTATTGAAACCGCATCTGTTATATTTTTATTAGTTAAGTCATCCATTTAAGTACTTCTCCTATTCATATTTTCTTTTTTCCCACACATCTCTTAAGTATACACCACCATTTGGAACTCTGTATTTTTGAGAGTTTTCCATGTTCTTTTTCATAAGCGATCGCCCAGACTCCTTTACATATTCAGATGTCCAGTCTTCTCTTTTAAAAGGCATCATTTGAGCGTATGGGGTTCCTGCTGGTAAAATTCCAGTCCATTCTTTACTAATAAAAAATGGCATAGTCCCTGGTAAATTAACCTTATCATTATCTATTATACCGCTAGTTGTTAGAAATGGAAGATCGTACCTATCGTACGGTTGTGAATATAAAACACTATACCCTTCTGGAACTTCTACTGCCCAATCTGGAAACCAAGCAAAATGCTTTTCATGGTACCCCAGAGGCCCTTCAAACTGAGGCATTTTATCTCTGTACTGAATAAAATCTAAGTATTTAGGGTCTAAGACTTTTGCAGAAATTTTATTGTCTTTATCAATAAAAAACTCTATATCGCATGGCGTTTTATATACATATCCAGTTGTCAGAATATCATAAATTGCTGGGCAAGCTTTCCAAGTTGGAACCTTTCCCCCATCTGGGCCAACATAGTTTTCTCCGTGTGGATTTTTATAAAATCTATCTGCTGAAATATACCAGTCTGGAAGACTCTTTGATGTTGGTTTTGGAGCAGATAAGTCATCTTCAGAAAGCCATCCACGATTTGATACAAACTTAATTGTTGGCATTATTTTTTACTTTCATTATAATTTTCTTGGCTTCGTGGTTTCCTACGGGGCACTTATTATGATCTACAGCATCTCGATAAAAATGAGTCCACTCCCCCTTAGAGTTCATAGCTTGTGCAGCCTCGCCTCGTTGTGCAGCATTTTCTTGCCAAGCTGGATCCGTTTGAAACTCTGGAACACCAAGAATAACCTCTAAATCATGATCTTGAATTTGAGACAAAGATATTGGCAGTACAGCTGCAACAGGGGTGTTAGCTGGAATTGTTATTTCAACGTTAGGCTCTGTTATCATCCAAGCCATTGGAAGTTCTCCTTGCAGCACTGATGTGCTTATTAGCGTGGTCATGCATTGGGCTCCCCGAATAAACTGGTTAGGGACTGGCATTGTAAGAAGCGTCAGATTTTCATTATTTTCGCCTATAAAAGTAATCCCAGTATTAAAGCTAACTGTACAATTGCCACGATTCGAGCGAGCATATTTATGGCCAGACAGAATTTTTACGTGATCTGGAGTTGAGTCATTGACACCATCCCAAATAAAAGTAATATCTTCTGGATAAGAAATTCCCCAGCCAAGACGATTAGACAATGATATCGGAAAACATTGGTAGGCATGCCTATCAAAAGTTATATCCATCCAGTCACGATGCATCGGCAGCTGGTCAACAGATGCTGAATTCTCAGAGGTATAAGCTAATACCTTTTTCATTAACTGCCAGTTTCTTTATAAAACTCTGGGCTGTGGTATTTGTCTGAGTAATCCAGCATTGTAACAATTGAGTGCTTTGTGCCAGACTCAACTGGCAAAGACTTATGAGGATACATAAAGTTAGATGGGAATACGAAAAGATCTCCAGCCCTTGGCTTAACCTTTAAACCTTGCAACCTAAACTCTAGCTCGCCCCCCAAATAATCATCGTTTGGATAAGCTACCAAAGAAACTACGCAATTATATGAATAGCCATTGTCAGAATGCTCCTGGAAGTGCTGTCCTGGTCCATACTTAACAAAATTCATTGCTTCCCAGTATCTCAATTCTCCAATGTTAAAGCGTCTTGAGTAATCTTTTACTGCTGCAACTTTTCTATCATAAAGCTCTTGCCACAAATCCTGAAGCTTTTTTGATGATTCAGACTGGTCATGCATTATGTCAGTCTTTTTGTATTTAAAGTCATAGCAATCTCTATATTCTGGAATTTTCATTCCATAGCCAACCATGGCCTCCATATAGTTGTAGTAATTTGACTTATCATTTAAAACGTCTTCTAATCTTTCAACAATATTCATATCTGTAGGAAGAACATCGTGATATACAAATATTCCAGGGGATAGCTCTTCTACCGAAGACCAAGTTTGCTCTGGTATATTATAGTAGTTCTGAAGTCTTTTACTTACTTCATCCATATCTTCTTTATTTTCCATTTTTTTCCAATCAGTATGTTAGTTTTTGAGAATCTTCTTGCCTATATGGGAAGAAGCGAAGCCCACCTCTATCATTGTAGTCTGTCATAACCACAACTGAGTACTTTGTTCCACTCTTCATTGGCAAAGAGGCGTGTTCATAAATATAGGTAGATGGGAAAACAAGAACATCTCCCTGCTTTGGTTTAATCGTTAAATTAAACCGTGGGAAATATAGCTCTCCACCTTCATAATCATCATTAAGATATGCGACTACAGAAACAGTAGTTACGTATGCTGGTCCATGATCAGCATGGATATTAAAGTGCTTTCCAGCCCCTTCATATTTTACAAAATTAAAAGCTTCGTAGTACGAAATTCCAACACCCCAGTAGCGACCGTAGTCTTGAACGTTTGGGTGAATTGCATCAAAAATATCCTGATGCATATCGTATAGCTCTGAGTTTTCAGCATCCCTTGGGCCATAGGCACTGCTGCTAATCTTAAAGTCTACGCAATCCCTGGCATCTGACATTACAGAGTCTGACTCAGTAACCATTGCTCCATGCCACTTATAGGTTAAACTAGAGCTGTTCGTTAGCCTTGACTCTAAAGTATGTATAGCTTTTTTACAGCTTTCCGCAGAAATACCGTTATTGTATACATTAATCCCTAATGCGGGATTTGAAACAAGTATGCCATGATGAGTGCTTCGTTCTGGCATTCTGTTTTCGTCGGTTTCTGATCGATCTTTTGTCAACCAGTCGTTATGTCCTGAATTTGTCTCCATGACATAATTATAGCACAAAGTCCTTGAGTTTAAAACCTACGCCTTGTCTATAATGTTTTAAGGTAAAACCCTAAAACCTAAAGACTTAGCAGCGTGGTGGGCAACCGCCTACGAACCTAGGTGGGAAGAACGGGAAGAACGGTGGGAAGAACGGGAACCTAGGTGGGAAGAACGGGAAGAACGGGAAGAACGGTGGGAAGAACGGTGGGAAGAACGGGAAGAACGGGAAGAACGGTGGGAAGAACGGTGGGAAGAACGGGAAGAACGGGAAGTATGGGAAGAACGGTGGGAAGAATGGTGGAAAGAATGGCGGGGTAGTAGTGACATCACCAGAATATGGAGACCACTCTCCTAGGCCATTTG